ATGGCCGCAGATATCGTGGAGCCGTCCGTGTTCTTGGCCGGCGCAGTCCATGACAGCGCGGCAGTACCCGTCGGAGGCGGGGGATTTGCAGGCGGCGGGTTAGTGACTGCCCGCGCGATCTTGTACATGCCGCCCACGATGTACACGCAGGTCGGTGTATTGATGCAGCCGACAATTGCCGTGTCCTGACGGGCGTAGTCCTGGATCTTGACGCCATTGGCGTCCTGCGTTTGCCAGTCGCCCGAGCTGACGCGCGTGCTCGTTACGTCTGCGGCCACAGCAGACAACGTCACGATCCATAGCAGTACGGCTTTCATCAGCTCACCGTCATGCGGAAGATGCCGCTACCGCCGGGAGTGACGGTCAGGCTATTGCCATTGGTCACCACGAACGTCGTGCCGTAGTCGAGGAATCCGACCACGTCGTCATTGGTCGAGGTGTCGTCGTAGATCGCGATGTAACGAGCGGTTGCGAAGTCCGCGCCCGACGCAGTCCATGAGAACGCCGAGGACGTGAACTGCCAGATACCCGTACCCGCGCCAGTCTCGGCCCACGTCACGCCTGAAAGCGTTACAGCGGCATAACCGCCGGTTGCCGCAATCTGCGTGATGTCGGTCAGGATCTGGGTGCCAGCCTTGGTAGGGGCTGTATTGGTCAGCACCGCCTTGAACGTATCGGCAGACAGGTCATCGCGCTTCTTGCCCAGATAGTTCGCGAATTCGTCGGTTACTTGAAACGTCGCCATAGATATTCCTTACTGCAGTGAACTGCTGTCGATTTCATCGATTGCTTCCACGATGCGGTCGTTCTGGTCACGGATAGCCCGCCTGCGGCGCGGTGCGCTCGCGACCTTCGTCAATGTCTGAATCTGCTCGGACTGCGCCTCTGCGGCCTTCAACAGCGCGTTGCCCATGGCAGACAGTTGTTCGGTGAGCTGCGCCATCTGCTTCACGCTGGCAGAGAGCTTTGCGTCGGCACCCTTTGCGGCCTGCTGTTCGGCCTTGGCCTGCTTCTGCTCCAAGGTCATCACCTGCTTGCGGGAGTTGAGCCGCTCGCTCTCCACTGCAGACTTGTTAGCCACGGACTCGTTAGCGACCTGCTTTTGCAGGGCGAACACTTCCTTGTCCTTCTGCAGGCTGATCTCGCGCACAGACAAGTCCTTGTCCTTGGCAATGAGCTTGTTGCTCTCGCTGGCCGCCTTGAGCTGCAAGTCCTTTTCGGCCACCTGCTGTTCGGCCTTCTGTTGGCCTTGCTTGGCCTGACCCATCTGCTCCTGCATCTGCTGCAATTGCTGCTGCATCTGCTTGACCTGTTCATTGCCTTGGGGAGGCTTCATTTCCTTGATCTGGTCTTCGATCTCCCCGCCGAAGCGGAAGCGCTTGGCGATCGACAGCATCATGGTTTGGGCAACCTGGAAGGGCATGATCCCCTCCTGCACCATCGGGCCTACCCCAGTGATGAACTGGCCCAGCGCCTGCAGAAGCTCCGCGATGTCCTTCTGATCCTGCGCAGCCTCAGGCTCAATCGTTGAGTTGGTCTCAATGTCGATCTTGTAAGACCGCTGGACATCGTCATTGAGCATCGCAATGACATCCGCCCACTTCGGGGCAGACAATTGCTGCTGGAGTTGCTGCATCTGCTGCTGCAACCCCTGCATCCGAGAATCAGGAGCGCCCGTCCTAGCGGTGATTTCCTGCAAGGCCGCCAGTTGCTGCTGCACGCCTTGGGCTTGCATCGACAGCTGCTGGAACTGCATATCCGTGAGGTACGGAAGGCCGGTCATCTTTGCCCAGGTTTCCTGACTGAACTGACCGGCAGCGGCCTCCAGCATCATGCGCATCATGTCGCGGCAGTACCGCTGGACCTCGTACTGCTTCGATCTCAGCCGCAATACGCCCCACTGGGACTTGATCTGCTGCGCACCCAAAGTCTCATTCGGATCAGTCGCGCCACGGGCGATGTCCGATATGCCCATGATTTCGTAGATGACCGCCTTGCACTGCTCACGGGAGACATACAGCTCCCGAAGCGTCTGGATGAGCACCTCCAGCGGCATGAACCAGATGGACTTGTCGAGCCCGCCCTGTGCGGCAAGGGAAGCGGACTTATCAGCCGGGATGAGCTGATTGTCGTCGGCCTCCATGATGTTGCCGAGGTCTTCGCCCAAGGCCGAGTCATATGCCCCACGAACTTTGAGAGCCGAAATGATCCGGTTGATGCGGACCGTGATGTTGTTCAGCTCTTTGGCCTGGTTCTCGTACAGCACGTACAGGGAAACCGGGATCTGATCGTTCGTCTTTTCAACGAACATCAGCGGCCGAGGCGTGTTGTAGAAGCCAGAGAGCTTCAATGGGTCGTCATCGACCCTCAGATACCCGTCCGGATACTGCGGCGAGACATAGCGGATCTTCCGGCCGCCGTCCTTGTCCCAAATCTGGTAGATCAGCGCAGTTTTGCGCTCCCCCGTGTTCTGCTTCTCTCCGGCTTCCTCACCCTCGCCGCGCGAATATTCGATCTGGTTAGCCTTGTCCCCGAACAGGCGCTTGGCCTCGGCTTTGTCGATGTTCAGTTCGTACGCAACCCAAGGGGTCTTGATCCACTTGCGGGCGAATCCGAATAGCACCCGATCCCATGCGCGGGATTCAGTGCAGATCCACTCGGATTTCTTGGTATCCCCATCCAGTTCCGCCTCGTACTTGATCGAGGCCACACCACGGCCTGGCAGCAGCGCATCCAGCACCGTCCCCTTCACAACCTCGTGAAAGGTCTCCTGCTCCTGGGAACTGGTGTCCAGCAGGAACGACAAGCACCTCTGGGCGGCTACTGCGCTGGCCTTGCCCAATGGGTCGGCGTCCTTGTACCGCCGCTCCACGACCGGGATAGGCGTCATGGAGTACAGAGAAGGAAGCATCACCTCGGTATTGCTGTAGAGCACGTTGAACGGCGTACTCTCGGACTTGTCGCCGTCGTAGATTTCGCGGACAAGTTTTCCCGTCTCGCGGTACTTCTTCTCGCGCTTCTTGGCCTGCTCGATCTCCGCGAGCCAGCCCATCACCTCGTCAGAGGCCTTTCGCTCAGCTCTGGCCATCGACCGCGAAAATCGTGACGTCGATGGTTCCGCCGACCGTGACATGGCAGCCACCGGGGAATGAGCCGGGGAACTTGTGCCAACCCACAGCCGGAGTGATCGTGCCGTTGACTACGTTTCCACCAGACCCGCCTTGCCGAAACACCAGCGTTCCGGATGAGGTCGAGTTGACGTAGAAACCCAGTACCGCCTTGTCGCGGTTGGCAGATCCGACGTTGCCTGTGGCGGTAATGTTGTAGGGCGTACCTGTACCGATCATGGCGTCTCCTAGATCCGAAACTCGTTGCGGCGCGCCTTGGCTTTCTTGAAGTGCATTTCGCGCACCTGTCCAAAGCGCATGCCGGTGACTGATCCCCTGTGCAGGGCGTCGTAATCGATTTCTGGTTTCTCAGGCTTGACGGTCTTTTCCGGCTTGTAGAACAGCGACATGAGCCGAAATGCCGTGGAACCGTGCGAAGTCCAGTCATGCGCTGGCTGTTTGGTAAAGACCTTCAGCTCGTCGTCCCACTCGTACTTATAGTTCGACAGCGCATCCAATCCGCGAGCGCACTTGTGCTCGTCGATCCAGACCTTTGGCCACATCAATCTGGCGGCCTGAATGCCGTTCACGTGGGAATGGGCGGTCTGCTCCCGAATAACCCGACCGACGTTCTGCCGGATCAGTTGTTCGTGGACGTTGCTGTGATTGCTCGCAAGGGTCGTTGCCTTGGCATCTGCAGGGATGTAGTGCGTACCCCATCTCCAACCATGCTCGGCCTGCTTCTGTCTGAGCAGATCGCCGTAGAAGCTCATGTCCTTGAAGTTCGACTCGTGATAGTCGAATACCCGGACCTCGCCGAAGATCACCTGGAAGAACCAGATCGCCGTGGCATCCGAACGACCCAAATCCCATGCGGTATGAACTTCGGCGGCCAGTTCTACGGGGACAATGCCGATACGGCCCTGCTTGCGGGCCTTCTCGATCCACTCACCGAAGATCGCGCCTGGAATCGCCGCATCGAAGCTGACTTCGTACTCCTGCAGGAATAGCGCCTTGCCATAGTCCTCACCATGCAGGGCCTGCAAACGTTCCAGCTCTTCCGATAACAGATCGTTATCGAGCGCCTGAGTTTGACTTGCTGGCGCAAGTTCCGCGTGCCAGTCCTTGCCAGCCTCCATCTGCTTGCGGGCGTAGTGGTACATGGAATGGCCGTGGTTCTTGCCACGTGGCGTGTAGATGAACGCCTGCCATCCGCCGTTCTCAATCAGCATGGGCGCGAAATAGGACTGCGCCGAGGGATTGGAGATGGCGTATTCGCTATGCACCATCCCAACATGCGATGACCCGATCAGCCCGTCGTAGCGATCCGATCCGGCAAGTTGCCAGGTCGATCCGCACTTAAAGCGAATGAACATCTGGTCTTCACGCGTCGTCTGTCTCAGCTCACGCGGAAACGCCTCATCGATACGCCGCATGCCGGTGTGGGGATTGACCATCTCCCACAACGCCTTGCGACACTGTTCGTACTCCGGCAGAAAGTGGATATAGCTCCCGACCTTCTCGTGCGCCGCACAGGCCGTGTGATGCAGCGCCAGATCATCCTTGCCGTAGCGCCTGTGGGCGACCAGAACCAAGTTGCGTCCACCCTTTGACAGGTACTGCCATGGCTTGCGCTGATACGCGCGAGGCTGCCAGTTGTTCGGCAGACGCACGTCATACTCGGGCTTTCTGAGCGCGAGACCCATTAGTGCGCGGGCCTCAGGCAAATATCACATTGGGGAATGGAGCGAGCCGATAGCCGAGCCTTGGAGAGGTTGATTAGCCTGCGTATCGACTTGTGGCCGCAGCACTCGCATTCGCTGCCCTGATTGGCCCGCCATTCGGTATCAGAGACGTATTCTCTGAGCCATTCCAAGTCGTCAACGACCTTTGGCGCGGCGCAAGCCATTAGCTTGCCCGATCGATCAGTACGCGTACTGGCCCACCATCAGGGCCGGTGTGCTCTAGCTTCTCCCCGTACTTCTTGGGCTTGAGCTTCGAGGCAATCCATTTACGGGTATCGACTCGAAGCCGGGAGCGGCCGATGGCCTCGCCGTTCTGCACCCATCCAGAAATCTCGCCTTCAGCGTTCTTACGCTCCATCCAGTCATTCGAGCCGTCATCCGCTATGTCATTGATCTCCTCGATCAATGCATCGGCAGATTCTTCCTTGGCTTTCGCGTACTGCTGCGAAAATTCCGGCTTTGTGCGCAACCACAGGAATACGGTTGACGCAGAGGGCATGTCATCTGCCTTGCAGATAGTGCGAAGTGAAACGCCCTCCGCAAGCTGCGCGCAGATTCTGTCGGCTAGCTCTGGGGTGTAGTCACTGGGTCGCCCGACTTGCACATACGAGAATCTATATCTCGCAGTGACTGTTTATTCAGCTATTGTGTTGCAACGATGCAAGTCGTGTTGCAACGATTGTGCGACGTGGAACGTTACGCGCTCTGTTGCAACGGATGCTCAATCCTCGCGCAGACGTAGTGCTGACCATTGAGCCAGAAGCGCCAGTACTTGGCCATGCTGTGATCGAGCATGGTGGCCTTGAGCTTGTCCTTGCCGGCGAACAGGTAATACGCCAATAGGACGTTATGGGCGTCGATCAAATGGGGGGCGGCTCGCATGCGGAATATCGCTGCGCTGACCTCCTGCGCGTCCTGCGTGAGCCCTTCGGGGTTATGGGCGTAATCGAAGGTCAGCATGTCCATCATGGGAATGTAGAGGCCGCTGTAGTCGCGGACTCTTACTTGGCGTGACCAGTCGATGCAGCGATTGTGTACCCAGTCGATCATGGTCTTAGTCCGATGTCGTAGTTATGGATGACTTGTCTACCGGCCCAGCCTATGGAGATGCTGTGCCAGATGACCTTTGCCCACTTGGGGGCGTTGTGCTGTTCGAGCTGCTGGGTGATCAGCAGGTGTAATGCTGCTTCTGCAGCCATATAGACGAGTATGTCCCCGTCACTGGGATGCTCACCGATGATGGGGTTGGTCT